TTGGGTCAATTACTATAAAATGTTCATTAATAAAATTCTCTGCTATTGTTTGCTCCGATAAACTCATTGTGTTTTCGTGTTTTGCGTATGGTTTACCGATATACTTATAACAAAGTTCGGAGAATATCTCAGCTGAACTTCCAGTCTCAGGAGAAAATATAACATGATTCCAATTGTGTAAACACGAAAGATTAATTAAAAACTCAAACCATAACTCAGTTTTACCACTTGCTGGTGCTGCTCCGATATACGTTGTGCATCCCTCTTTAATTGTGTATGGTAATAAATCCCAATCCCAACCAACTGATTTACCTTTTACGTTTAATTCGTTTCGTATTGCGAATAACTCGCTTGAAACTTCTTGAAGTCGTTTAAACATTATTCGTGTATTATTTGAGGTGTATAACTATTACCGTTGTCTGTAACATCAAATCCGTATTTATCTATTACATCAGTTCTGCTAAAAAATTCAGGGGTGCAATATTGAAAATTATTTTCGATATGAAACTTATTATTTTTACAATTTACAATAGCATTGGTAATTTGATTTTTTGTATAACCTTGTTTAATCAATGCAATATATTTAGTTTTTACTTTGCTATTAATAACTTTAAATTCTCTACCAAAAGTTTCATTAATAAATTGAAGCAATGCTTCATAATTAATTACTTGTTTATCTTTATTATTTAATACTTTATTATTTACTTCAAGGGGGTGTTCAAGGGGGTATTGTAGGGGGTCTTCAAGGGTATCAATGTTAACTTGTTGTTTTTCAATGCGTTTCAATGCACCTTTCTTGCCGTTTTCCTTTGCTTCAAGAACGATGTTCATCGTCTTTTTGTAATTATCAAAGTATTTCTTAACGATTTTTTTCTTTATCTGCACTTCATTACCACAATAATACTCGGTAACTGCATAAAGCCAAACTGAATAGTCGGATACATTATCAAAGAATTCCTTGGCATATTCAAGGTCTTCGATATTGATTTTTACAAATGGTTTTTTTGGGTTTGTCATGGTTGTTATTTAAAAGATAACCCCCGAACTGATAGCCACAACCACGAGGCATTTCAAATTCAGGGGTTAATAAAAAAGTCTTCTGATTCATGTGGTTGTAATTTCAGATAAACAAATATAATAAATATTTTAATCTGATTCGAAATTTTTGTAATAATTATTTGATATGTTAACTTTTATCTTCCACCGTTTTAATTTACGGTAGTCAATCTTTTGCTTTGCGTTGTATATTATCATTACCAATACTTAATTATAAAATGAATAACAATATACCAAAATATAAAACCTATTACAAACGGTAATAAACATCCTAAACGTTTCATAGCTTTTCCAATTCAGTTACAACAGACTTCCAAAACACGATTTTATCTAAGTCTAAGGTTTCCCAAACATGAGAATGAGCCAAATATATTGCTATCTTTTTAGCTGTTAACTGGTGTTTTATTTCTAAACCTACATAAATATCATCCATTAGGTTTATTGCTTTCTCTTTTGGTGTCATACGTTTGATTTTACTATTACTGAATCCGTGTTTACAATCTTAAAAGTACGCAATTTTCTGTATTCTTGTTTAAATTGTACTAATCGCATTCCTTTATCTGTCTTACAAATTTTCTCAAAGTATTCTTTTCCCTTAGTGACTTCTTTATAAACACGATTCAATACTTGTTGTAAGTCCTCAAAAGTAGTATATTCAAATGTGCAAGTAACTTCTTTCGTTTTCATATACGATAGTATTTATTTGTTTCTGAATCATACCTAACATTGTATGCTTTTGCATGGCAAATCTTTAAATATAACTCCATGTTAAACTTACCTATGTTTTTTTTCTCTTGGTCTTTCCAATATCTAATAATCTCTATCAAAGTTGGATTGCTTTTTTTAGGCTCTCTCATCGCATGAATTTTAAAATACAATACAATGCTCCAACGATAGCGAAAAGTATCACTGGAAAGCCTAAAAACGTATAAATAACGTCTTTGTGTTCATCTGTTGTCGGTTTAACTTCATCCAACAAGTTGTTTAATCTGTTTTTCATAACTTAAATTTTAATTGTTTCAGCAAATATACTATTCTTTTTAATATAAGTTACGTTTTTTAACAATTATTTTTTAGGCAATAAAAAAAACCCTCCGGTTAGAGGGTTCTTTCAGTTAAAACAATTAAACCAAATTATGATTAGATATGCAAATATAAACTATTTTAATTTCTTAGAAACATATCTGCCTAAAATTTTACCTACAAAAGTGAGAAGACCATTTTGAGCATCGACTTTCACCTCGATGTTGTCAGCAGTCTTACTCACTTCTATATCCAGTTTCTTAGTGTCTAATTTTACCTCACTTGAATTTTCGTCTTTATGAATTTCCAACGATGCGTCATTCACTTGAATTTCAACATCAACCTTTTTTTTCTTTGCCATTATTTTATAAATTTAGTATATACTGATTTTCCTTTTACTTTTGTCATTCTTAATGCTTCATTTCGGTTTCCACTTGCTTTGTAACTTATATGAAACCAACCAGCTTGTGTTTCTGTTCCACCCTCAAATATAGCTTGGTCAAAATCTACATTCTCAATTATCCAAACAAATAATTCTTTATCATGTAAATCTAAGTCCATTGCCTCACCTTTGCAATGCTGAGATGACTTTGCCCCACCGATAACTTTATTTAATAACGTTGAACGAAAACCCGAATTGATTTTAATTGGCCCACCTACCTTTTTTCTAATAGGCTCAAAAACTTTCTCACAAAGTAATTTAGCTTTTGCAGTTTCGCTTTCATTCATCTTATTTAAGATGCTATGCTTTGTAGCTGATTCCGACCTTTCAAATTCAATAAGTGATACGTGTTCAGATAGTTTCATCTTCTAATTCGTTTTTCGGTAAAATTGCATAAAAATTATTAAATAAACCTTGTTTGTTTTTTTCAGTTTGTTCAATCAATGCTGTTTTACCATAACAATCATATAATCGTTGTTTAAGTTCTTGAACTTCGGTATGCGTGTACCATAACCATATCGCCAAAACTCCCGTTGCTCCTTGTTTTTTAATCACGTCTAAAAGTTCGTTTAGATTTATCATTTTTTTATTCATAAAATTAAAATTGAAGTGTTATAACCGTTTCCATTTGGATAACTACATTCATTCCCACAACATCCACTGCAGCCATGACATTCAATCATAGGTCGTAAATCAGTATCTTTGTTTTCTTCTGAAATAAACTCCGGGAATAAGTTTTTATTTTTAATTAGATATTTAATCAATCGCTCTTCAAAGAATGCCGCCTTTTGTGCGTAGTGTTCCATACCAAATGCCACCTCTCTTTGACTTACCGAACTTGAAAAATCCCCATTTTGTAATTGAAGACCTTTATTTTTAAGTTGATATGTTAAACCAAAGACAGCATCCTCAGCACTTCTCCACGCAACTATCGGTTGAATGAATTTAATTAGTGTTTCTTCAGGGCTTCCCGGTAATGCTAATTGTTGATTATAAACATCCAGCATATAATTAAAAAAAACAGTTCCTAAAATTGGCATCACTCTTAATTGTGCCTGAGTAGCTATATAAGGAGTAACATCCGTAACGTCAACATTTGCTGTTATCGGTGTATTCGTTTTTAAGTATGTTTCAGTAATAAAATATAACATTAGACAATAGGTGTTTCTTGTTTTGGAATAGGAACTATATCGCCACCCTCTATTGGTGGTAAACTTGCTAAGGCTCTAATTTCGTTTGGTGTCATAGAACCGAGAACTTTTGTAGCTACCAAAGGGGACATTGTATTCAAAGCATCGCTTGTTTTACTTGCACTTTCAGCAACTTCGACAATCGTTTCATTAATGATTTGAAAATTATTGATTCTTAATTCTCCTTTTACTTTTGCAATATGCAATAATTCGTTAAATATATCTTCGACAATTTCTCTCAAAGGTTTTACAACGTTCTTTTCAAATATAACGTATGCTTGTTTTATATCACTACCGGACCCAAGTGAGCCAGTTGTACGAACTCCCATTAATATAGGGTCAATAGTATGAGCAAAACAAATCTGTTCTGTATTTAAACTCGATGCCTCTTGGAATAGTTTATCATTTGCGTTCGTTGGTAAACTTTCAATCTTAGGTAATTGCTCCGGAGCATTCGCAAAAAATGCGACAGCCTTACCAGCATTTTCAGCACCCTTTAATTTGTCAATCGTTCGTCTAATCATTGACTTTTCCTCTTCGCTTTGCGGTCGCTTAGGGAACATCATAGCAAAAGACGGGAAAACCGCGTTTTGAATGTTTGATTTTGCTAAATAACTTAATTCTCCACTCAAAAAAGCAAAGTTTAACGCACTTGAATACTGCGGAAGTGGATAAAAGTCTTGACCAATACAAGGTAACTCATAGATAAATAACTGCTCTAATTCTTGATTTAATGGATTGTAAGGCACTATCTCCTCTACATCAATA